GAAGAGGAAGAGGAAGAGGAAGAGGAAGAGGAAGAGGAAGAGGAAGAGGAAGAGGAAGAGGAAGAGGAAGAGGAAGAAGAAGAGGAAGAAGAAGAGGAACTCGAGGTTGAAGAATTTACACACAAAGGAAAACGATATTATTTAGTAGGTTCAAAAGAAGATGGTGAAGTTTATTCTATCGGTGAAGATGAAGATCTTGGTGAGCTACAAGGTTCATATACTATGTTTATTAATCATTAATAGAATATTTTATGATGATATTATAAGAATATAATATGGTCAATACAAGGAAAAATCACAAGAATATGTTTATATTTGGATATGGAAGTTTAATGAATACAGCATCGCGTAAAAATACTTTGGGTGAACACGTTCGTGCTTACCCTGCAACTCTTAAAAAAAAATTTGGATATAGAAAAAGATTTAATGTAATCACATCAAGAAATATAAATGAAATAGCACTTGGTGTAGAAAAAAATAAAAAAAAAACTACATTCGTTAGAGGTGCTTTATTTCCTGTTAATAAAAAACAAATAAAAAAACTAAATTTTAGAGAACGTATGTATGATAAAATTAATGTTCCACATAAACACATTAATACAACATTAAAGTTATCAAAAAAAACAAAAATTATGATGTATAGACCAAAAAAAATACGTAATAAATTTAAAAAGACTGAACGAGTATTTAAAAGATATAAAAACATAGTTAACTCAGGAACTATGCAGTTATTTGGAAAAAAAATGTAATATATTCATATGGGTCCTTGTAAAAATCCATATGAAAAAACAAAAATTAACTTTTAATATTTTAAAAAATGGGGTACCCAAAAATAGCCAAAAAACCCCTCAAATCGCTAGTTCACGTCCATTTCTGATGACACAGTGTCGGAAAAACGTGTTTTTTCCTGTTGGTTATAAAATATTTTACAAAAAAATGAATTTAGACGATGATGGTCTAAATCTCTAGGGTAACATTTTTACATTCAAAAGTCTAGTGAAAAATCGGAAATGCACATAAAAAAAGGATGTGCAAAACGAAAATATCGATCGACTTTTGAAAGTAAAATTGTTCCCTTTTCAATTTAGATGATAATGCTCTAATTTTCACTTTTTTGAAAATTATGTTGTGACCAACAGGAAAAAAAATATTTTTACAAATTGTAAGAAATGCATTTTTTTGCATTTTTCGGATGTTTACTTTTTTAAAAAAAGGCCCGAATTTAGGGTCCTCAAACCAACAGAGCACTTTTTTGGTTTTTTTGGAAAAATGAGATTACTTTTTTCTGTAACAAAAAAAACACGAAAAAAATGTTTACTCATGTTTACTTTTAGTTTACTTTTTGGGTCCAAAAAGGTCCAATACATAAAAGTCACAAAAATATTTTTTTTAAAAAAGTGCCCTGACCAAAACATTTTTTTCAAGTTTATGAAAAAAAAGTCAAAAATTCGGAGAAAAATGGCATTTTCGGAGATTTTTAGTTTCGAACAAAAAAATCCTATTTTTTATAAAAATGTTATTTTAGGGGACTTTATGTGTTTTTTGGGTCCTTTTGGGTCCATTTTTTAATTTATCATCACAATATATAATTAATATAAAAAAAACAAACCATTAAATGGTGTATATAAATAAATTAAAAAACAAAAATATTATGTTCAAAAATGTTAAAATTTAGTTAAATGTTGGACCTAAAAAAAATGAATACAAAATTATATTAAATAATTAATATTAGTACAAATAATATATGACTGATAAAACAAAAACTATATTTTCATGTAAACTATGTAATTTTAAAACATGTAAATATAGTAAATGGGAACGTCATTTGACAACGAAAAAACATATAAAAAATACGGAGACGGTTACATGTAAAGTAGTAACAACAAATAAACAACAAGTAACTATTAAAAATTATTCAGAATTTATTTGTGAATGTGGAAAACACTATAAGTATAAACAAAGTTTTTCAAGACATAGAAAAACATGTGATTATATAAAAAAAATAGAAGATGACAAAACTAATGATGAAGAAAATAATGATGAAATATATGAAAAACTTATGAAACAGAATAAAGACTTGGTAGATACAATAAAAACTCAATCAGAACAAATAACAGAGTTACTACCTAAGATTGGAAATACAACAAATAACACTATGAATAATTTTAATATCAATTTGTTTCTCAATAATGATTGTAAAGATGCTCTCAATCTTACCGATTTTGTTCGGTCAATTCAACTTCAACTTACAGATTTGGAGGATACAGCGCGACTTGGATATGTTGATGGTATGACAAATATAATAGTTCGCGGTCTTAATGAAATGGATATAAATAAGCGTCCAATACATTGTAGCGATGGAAGAAGGAGTGTTTTGTATGTAAAAGATAATGATGGGTGGGAGAAAGAACAAACCGGTAATGTAAAAATGAAACGTGCGATTGAGTTAATAAATCGAGCGAATATAAAACAAATACCAAGATGGATTAATGAAAATCCCGAAAGTAGAGACAGTGAGGATCCAAAAAATGCTATATATATGAATATGTTGGGTGAAACGATGGATGATGATGCTATTCAAGAAAAGAAAAATGCGAAAGTAGTAAAGAATATCGCAAAAACGGTTTTAATTGATGGTAAAAATGACAATATAAATGATACATAATCTCTTACATCTTGTCATTCTAAATGCAAAATTGATTTTTTTCTAATGATATTTTAAAGGTAAAAAAGATGTTTGAGTTTTACCTTAATAATAATTTGGTTAGGGTTGGTTCAAATGCTAATGAAAATTGGGATTTGATTGATACTATTAAAAAGAATGATGTATGGGTTCACCTTAAAAACAATCCTTCTTGTCATGCTGTTATTCGAATGTCTAAAAAAAATCGCGAGAGTGATAGAGTATTTCAAAATATATTAAGTTACACAGGGAGAATGGTTTGTTTACAAAGTTCGAAACGCATATCAAATAATATTAAAAATGTAGAACTTATATACATAAAGGGTAAATATGTAAATAAAGGTAATAAAGTGGGTGAGGCTAAGTTGTCCAAAACAGCTGAAATATTTGTTGTAGAAAACCCTAATTACACTGTATGAATATATTACGTTGCTTAAAAAAAATAACATGATTCTTATTTTTTTTATAAAAAAATAATAATATTATAAAATTTTTATATTTATATTTTTAATTATAGACCACCATTTTTTTTAATATATTCAATATCCCAATTATCTTCGTGTTGTTCGTATTTTTTAATTGGTTTTGATGGAGAATTTTTAACAATACGGTATTCATATTTTTTATTTACTTGATGGATTTGTGTAGTTTTAAGTATTGGTTCTACAATTCGGTCTTCATATTTTTTATATGGAATCGGTAATATTTTTTCTAAATTTACCCCCCATCTTGACCGTGTTTTAATTATGATTTCACGAAGGAACGATTTTTTTCGAATTTGCGTAAGCATAATATTATTCATTTTTGACATATATTTATAATAATGGAAAATAAAAAAATCAATTTTGATAATTATAATTAAATATATATTAACTGAAAATATTAATTTTACACCAAAAATCATTTGATTTTACTAGCATTCCTTTGCAAAATTGAATCTTTTGTTAAATACTATTGGTTTTAAACAAAAGAAGTAATTGAATTAAACGATTAATATGCCATTTGAATTGAAGACAATAGAAGATAGAGATATCTGGTTTTCCATGAAAAAGAAACTTGAACGACTTAATACTCATGTTGTAAAGAATCAGTATCATGTTGCTAATAATATGGAAGGATGGGAGACAGAAAAACGTCGTGTTGAGAAAGATGCTCGTGATAAAATTTTAAAAAACCAGAAAAAAGAGAAAGAAGAGGAAAAGAAAAAGAGAAAAGAAGAACGTGAAGCCATAGAACTAAAAAATGTATTAGAAGCTGCTCAGGGACTTCTTTCGCTTAAAACATATAGACCAATTTCAAGAAGAGAAGAACGTAAAAATAAAAAACCAACCGAACCCACGCGAAGATCATCAAGAATTGAAGATAAAAATAAAAGTAAATGTCCTGGATGTGAGCCATACTTTCAGCCAAATCAAATGGCACATGTAGGACCAAATGGATGTTTGGGAGATGATATATATTAGTAAATTATAAATTTAAAATTTAAATAAAATTCTTTTTATTGTATTATTATAATATAACGACATGATTTTTAATAGAAAAAATAAAGATAAAGATAAAGATAAAGAACAACCAACAGATAAACAAAGTTATGATAAAGCAAACCTTATGGAAACAGGTTCGTCACTTCTTGTTGCTGTATCAGATAACATGTCTAAGGCCGCACCTGTTATAGCATTAACCGGTATAGGATTACCACTTGCTGCAGGTATATACGCAGCTGGTATTATGGCGGATAAAATGGCAGCAAAAAATAAGATGATGCGAACGGTAACAGATTGTAAATATATTTTAGGAAGTTGTTATTCAAATTATAATGCTATGTTAAAAACTTTAAGTTGGTATTTAGATGTAATAAATGAAATAAAAGATAAAGTTAAAAACAAAGATGATTTAAAAAAGGTAGATGCTGTTTATAACTATATGATAAACGCAAAACTGGAAAAGGGTATTTTAAATAAAATTTCTCAAAAAATAGACTTGATAACAGGTCTAATAAAGGATGTTGATATGGACAAAAATAGAAGTAGAAATCAAAAAGTTGCGTCATCATTTTATAGAAATATGTATGGTAAATATTATCGTCAAGAACTTACAAGTGAACTTTCTACATTTAATGCATTATTTTTATCTTTTCAGGAAAAATTTAAAGCACTTGAGCGTTCATATAGAACAAAAATAAGAAGGTTAAAAATAAGTGAAATAATTACAGAAGAAAATACTATTCAAATTGACGAAATAATTGACGGATTATATAAAGAATTTATCGATAAAAATATTGATGGATTAATAAGTAATACAAAAACTGCTATAGAAAAAGAAGGTTTAGTTGAACAAATGGATATGTATGTAGAAGCTGCAGCACAAAAAACAATCGAACATATAGAAGGTAAATTTAATAAAAAAGAAATAAAAGATGATAAAAAGGGTGGTAAAATTACACTTAAAATAAATACGAAGAAAAAACGTAGAACAAAAAATACAAGAAGAAGAAAATAGATTAAGGGGTAATAGACATATTACTTACTTGTTTTCTTAAATTTGTAATTGTTGTTCGTGTAGACAAATTTGTACTATGAAGTTCATATTCAAGTTGTTCGATTTCTTTATCTTTATCCTCAACCATTCGTTTAAGTATATATATCTCATTATCTTTCTTTACAACTTCATTATTTGTTTCATGTATTTTACTATAAAAACACCCCATATATAGTAGTATATATAAAATAATACTATATAATTTTATTATCATTAAATAGATATAGATTTGTTTATTTTCTCAAGAGCATCTTCCATTTGACTTTTACTAATTGTAAGTGGAGGTGTAAACCGTATTGTATTTTCTCTTGTTACTTTTGCGAATATTTGATTATCAAGTAATCGTTCTGATACTATATATGCTATTGATGAATCTTCGAATTCAATAGCATTCATAAGTCCTTTACCACGCACTTTCATATTGAATGGATATTTATGTATATTATCAGAAAAATAATTACGAAATATTTTACCCATGATTCTTGCATTTTTTGATAGTTGTTCTTTTTTAATTACATCAAGAGAAGCCATAGATACAGCACATGCAAGAGGATTACCACCAAAGGTTGAACCGTGAGTTCCCGGACTTACACAATTCATTACATAATCATTAGCAAGAACCGCACTAATTGGTAAAAATCCTCCTCCAAGAGCTTTACCAAGACATAATATGTCAGGCTTTAAATTATGTGATTTACATTCATATAATTCTCCTGTTCTTCCAATACCAGTTTGAACTTCATCGGCAATCATTAATACGTTGTATCTTGAGCATAGGTCTCTAACTTTTTTTATATAATCAGGATCGGGAATAATAACTCCAGCTTCTCCTTGAATAGGTTCAAACATAAAACCACATATATTAGAATTATTGGAAAATATATTTTCAAGAGCGGTTATATTATTATATGGAACTGTTGAAAACCCTGACGTATATGGTCCATAATTATTATAACAGGAAGGGTCTGTAGATGAACTACATGCCGCAATACTACGTCCCCAGAAGTTATTTTCGGCAAAAACTATATGTGCTTTGTTTTGAGGTATTCCCTTTTTCATATAACCCCATGCTCGTGCCATTTTTATAGCTGTCTCTCCTGCTTCACAACCTGTATTAGTAGGAAGAACTTTGTCATATCCAAACATATGTGTTATTTTTTCACTAAAATCAGCAAGAGGTTGATTATGACAAGCACGACTTGTTAATGTAAGTTTATTTGCTTGTTTTGTCATTTCAAATAATATTTGTGGATGGCAGTGACCCTGATTAACAGCGCCATAACCAGCAAGAAAATCAAAATATGGTCTATCATTAGTATCAAATAAATAAACATTAGATGCGTATGTGAATACCTTATGGGTGCTTTTATAATTTTTAGCACAATAACGAGCCATTTTTTTTAACGTCATATTATGTTTTGACATATATTATAATAAAAATACCTTTTATATTTTTATTACAATATTATTATAAATATTATAGTTAAACTAGTACATTTCTATATTTTAAGATTGTGACATTTTACGTTTTATTTCTTCAAAATCATGTATTATGTTTTTTACCATACAAAAAATATTTTTAATAACTGTAGGTAAATATATTTCTTTAATATGTAAATCACGTTTGAATGACTCTAGTTGCATATCGTGCACGGGTGAATGTATTGTTTTTATATAATCAAATAATTGTATTGCCCATTCCTTAATATTAATAAAGTTACTATTTTTATTTTCTATGTGATGTATTATCTTATCTGTTGAATCTTCAATAATTTGTGTATTATTTCCAATAGACAATAATACATTTTTTACGAATATAATTATTTCAATACATTTATCATATTCATGATTATCATATGAATCTTTTAAGTTAGCCCAATAAGCTTTATCATATTCGCGCTGAAAGTTAATATTAGATGATATTATAGCCCGATAACCTTTTATTTCATCAACCAAATCATTTCCTCCAATCATAACGGCTGTTTCAAGAAGTTCTTTTTGACATTTTTTTAATATAAGTTGTTTTTCACTATCATTTGTATTTAATATATCAACGGATAATTGATGATATTCTTCAAATAAGTGATATATAAGAATACTTTTATCTTCTGTTTTCCACTTTTTAAAATTGTATATAAAGTTTATGATAGCTGTTTTGAGTTGTTCTTTATTATTAGATGGTATATTTATAATAGCATTAACATAATCAACTATATCACTATTGGCACCAACGTCTATATCACCTAAAACAGATTTGGGGAATTTGTATATAGGAAAAATACATAAAAAATCTTTTGTGTTAGTTGTGTGTGAAAGTTTTAAATTATCAAGTATATTTTCAGCACTTTTTAATATTTCTTTTGAAGAAATAATTTTTTCCATTTCTTCATATGAAGAAATAGAACATAATTTTTGGGTTAAATATTCCATATATATAGAATATAAATTTTTAAGGTAGTATTAATAAAATGGTTTAAAATTATATTTAAAGATTATTCAACGAGAAATATAATATATAGATATGGAAGAATATTATAATTATGAAAATGAACAAGATAAAATAAATGAATCTATCTTATTTGATGTATTTATTATAATGAACGGGATAATAATATTAGGTATAGCAATAAAGAATCGTTCATTAATATTAGATATATTAACTTCTTTATTATATTCGTGTATCGATAAATTAATCTATATAAAATCATATTTTGATGTTCAATATGAAGTATATATTCAACCGTCTATAGATTATGTAAATAATTTAATACATAATAGCGATATATCTAATAATCACGTAGAAGTAGATACTCCATTAAAAATTAATATTATATTTAAAGATGATACAAAAGTATTAATTAATTTCGATAAACTAGAAAACATAGATCTAAGTTCGTATATACAGAATGATATAGAAACTATTTTTCTTTATAAAACAAATGAAAATAATGAATTAACTTGTATTATTTATGACAATATCGATGATTTGAATCAACTAATAAATGGATACGTTGTATTTCCAGAACATTCAAATGTTGACTTTATTGGTATACGAATTACTTTATGGAATAAAATATTTGATATTTCACCCGATATAATTTGTAAATATTGTATGGTTGGAAATAATATTTTTACAGAAAAATTTGTTCGTTACATACTTGAAAACTATCAAGGACATGAAACCAGAAGGAATAGTTCTTATAACATTCATATAATTGATAATAACGTAAATGAAATAATTTTTGAAAGTAATAAGTTTTTAATTTTAGAAAAGAATGATTATCGGTTGATAAAAATCCAAGGAACGTATAATTCTCCTTCAGAGGAAAGTGATTAAAACATATTTTTTATGTTTAATATCCATTAAAAATATAATATAATTTTGTATATGAATGAAGTCTTAATATCAATAGGACTTTTAATTATAGTTGGTATATTTTTTTATATGCAACGTGATAATAAAAAACGACTAATAAAACAAGAACCTATAGTTACAGAATCAGCTACATTTATAGAATCACTCAAATTTGCTGGCAGTAAAAAAGGATATGTTTACAAAATGGATTCACAAGGATTAGGATATTATTTGGATAAAAATAAAAATAACGATAATATAATTTGAATTAATACATAAAGGCAATTTAAATTATAAATATATAAAGTTATGAGTAATCCATCAGACGAGATTGAACAAGAGACGATTGATGTTGAAACGAGTGATATTGTTTTATCTTTAAATGATAAAGACAATAAATCCGAAAACTCAGAAAATGCGAGTTCGGATGACACAATTAGTAAGAACCAAGATAGAGATCAGAAAATTTCTATGGTATTTACTACATTATTTGAAATTTATAGGGTTCTTATGTCATCTTTATTGCTTATGTTTGTACCACAACAATGTGGTGACCAGCAGTGTGGTTTATCCGATAAAGTATTTCCTGAATCTGGGTATGAAAAGTTTGTAGCATGTCACAATTATGTGGTAATGTCTATGTTTTTTGTCTTTTATTACCTTGAGGTGACAAGAGAGCTCAACTTTATTAATTATCTTCATACAAATCGTTTTAAGCCTAGAGATAATGAAGCGGTTGAACAAGCTCTTACACAACTTGATGATAAACGTAAGAAACGTATAGAAGACGACGCGGATGCTTATAAAACATGGAGTTATGCTTGTATGATTGGATTTGTATTAAATACTGCATTTAGTTCAGTTGCTGTTTTTAATCATTTTCTTGACAGTAAAACAATTACAGTTCTTCTTACTAATGTAATGTTTATGAGTACTAAGTTATATGATGTTCGTTCTGTTTCAAATACAAAGAAATATATATTCTTATCAGCTTATCTTACACGTAAGATTCAATTTAATGATGTAGACCCCGATAAAGTAATTGGTATTGCTGATGAATTAGAAGAATAAAGAATAAAGAATAAAGAATAAAGAATAAAGAATAAAGAATAAAGAATAAAGAATAAAGAATAAAGAATAAAGAATAAAGAA